AGCGCAGTAATGTTCACTGCGTTATCGCGGATAAGTTCGTTGCTAAGAAGCGTCAACGCAGCGATCTTATTTGCATACAGCGTAATGCTGCTGATCGTAGGATCGGTTGGGCTGATCTGGCTTCCCTCGCCAATGAAGGCAGCAGACTGATTAGCCGTGAGGCGCGGCACAGTGATCTGCTCGCCAGTAGACGTGCGGATCTTTGTTGCACCTTCGTACACGGGATTTCCAGCGGTCAAGGCGACCACAACAAAATCCGCAAACGAGACGGGCACAGTAGCTGCGGCTGAAGAAAGCGCGCGAATATCAAACTTCGCGGATCGCTTCTCGCCTGCTGCAACGGCGCGGAGAACATCTCCGTCATTGTCAGCCTTAACTGCATTCTCAACCTTGAGTGCGCGCTCAGCGAGCGCATCAATCTTGGCTGCGCGCTCTTCAGCCTGCTCAACGGAATCCATCTTGGACTTCTTGTCCGACATGGAATCGTTCAGCTTAGTCCAACGAGCTTCCTCTTCTGGTGTGAACTCTCGCTTCTCATCGGTCGCCGTCGCAAGAAGGGCTTTCGCCTCTTCCCAATCGTTTCGGTAACCAGCGAAAAGCTTCTTTGAAATCTCCGACATTTGGAGTTCCTTTCTGCTTTCGTTTAGTTAATTTCTTTCACCCAGTGGTGCTTTGGCAGTGGTATCCGTCAAGACCCTCGTGCCGTCGCCCTCGTGGATCAAATTCGGTTTGGATCTAGCGCCATAAGCGCCAGCTGTCGCTCGCGGACGCTGAGCGGGATGGCACGGTTTGTGTCATCCATCTCCTCGTCATCTTGATAGGTTGCTGTTTCGGACTCCTCTTCGGCGTAGTAGTCAAGAATGCCGCGAGCGCGGTCCATGACTTCTTGCGGGATATCGGTTTGCGAGAGTCGCGACGCGGCGGCGTTTAGACCAGCGCGAATTGCAACAAGCTCGCCACCGATTACGTCAGCGAAGCCAAGTTTGTACGAGCCGCGTAGCTCAGGAGCTGCGGCATCGTAGACGAGGAACGCGCGACGAGCGACGGAGGGATCAGAATTCTCCCCATCAAAACCAGCCAGGGAAAAAACCCTTTCAGCGGCTGCTGCGCCGTCCCAGTCGCGCGTTTCGTCAATCTCCAGCTCACGGTCTGCGCCGATAACCCAAGGGCTTCGGACTTCAGGCGCGATCTTACGGATTGCGAGATCAATAACTTCCGCGTCATCGCTTTTAACGTTGCCATTCAGCAATCCGTCAATCGCTCGCGTAAGTTTGTTCGCTGCAATATCTGTGCGCTGCGCAAGCGCGCGCACTGCGCCCAAGCCGATTGTGGCTGGGTATGCAGGAACATTTCCAGTGAGCAGCGAGATCTCGTGAAGTCGGATTGACTTCAGCTCGCGCACACCTTCTTCGTTGTAGTTACTTCCTCCATTCGGCACACTAAAGCCAAACGAAAGTCCCATGCTTGCGCCATCGCGCTTAATCATTGCTGCAAGATCTCGTGCAAACGAAACCTCTGGATTCAAAGCGACGCGGACCTTAAGACCGCGATCATCCTCTGAAACCTCAAGTGTTCCAGTCCTAGTGGAGCCAAGGAAGAGCTTAGGATCATGATCCTGGAGCGCCTTCACTTCCCACTCGCCGCGATCAGCAGCAGCAACAGATTTGCTAAATGCCTTCGGCTTAATGACCTCGCGGAATCCAAGACCCTCAGACTCCGTGTTGAACAATGCGGCATACGACTCAAACGTGTAGCCGTCGCCTTCCGCGCGAATCTCAGTTTGCGCTTGTCGGAATTCCATCGTCATGTGTTTATGCTCCTTACGCTCAGCGTTTTGGACGATGTTGTCCGCCCATCGCTTACCATTATCCCCGCCCCAAAGAGCGTGGGCAATCCTACCGTTGCTAGGGTAGCCCTCTTCTCCAGGTCGGAAACCTTCTGCTTCACTATCTACTTCATGGCGCGCAAAGAAGCTCGCCATGCGTTGAACCGTTTCAAATGGAAGATTGCGCCCGTTCACGATATCTCGTGCGCGAGCGATTCCAACTTCCGTGCCACCACGTCCGAATTCACTGCGCCAATCAAGTCCGCGCTGTGCTTCTTCCTTCATGGCATCTGTTGGCGTGTAGCCATCTGGGTCAATCGGTGCGCGCTCTTCTTGCGCTGGTTCCCAGGCGTTGCAGTAGTAGGCGCCACTCACATAGTCATCCCACTTTTCGCAATAAGCCTTATCGCCCTGCACATCTGCTTCGTTATAGAATCGGCAGTTCCCGCACGCGCGCCCCTCTGGAACATCGTCCGATAGGGCTGGTCGGTAATTGTCTGGCAGTGCGCGCTTTGTCATTAGTTTGGCTGGTACAAAAGATAACTCACGGTGTGCGTGGAGCTATCAACAACACCATAAATGTCATCGTTGCGACCAATCTTTACAGTGATCGTCTGACCAGCTTGGAGATGCAGACCGTTTGTGATCGTGACATCGGACTCACCAATCCAGACATCCTTTGTCTTCGTGGTGATCGTCAGTTCAGCCTTGTCTGAGTTTGTTGCGGCGCAGATCAGAGTCGCGGCTGTTCCAAGCGTAACCTGGTTGGTAGCAATACTCATTAGAGTCCCTCTGGCTGTACGGTAACTGGTGCAGCGCCAGTGTGCTTAAGGCTCTTAATTCCAGAAATTCTTGCTGCGTCTGCTGGATCATATCCAGCTCGCACCAGGATTCCTGCAATGTCGGCGCGCTGTCGTAGGTCTGCGGCTTCAGCAGCAGCCTGGTTCAACGGCATTCGGTAGACGTCGCCGCCTTCAATTGGCGTCATGTCTTCCATCTTGCGAATGTCATTAACGCTACTCCAGCCTTCTTGAATGGCGATACGGTGGACTTCTGCTCGTGCCTGTGCAGTGCCGCGAAGAATACTGTCCATGTTAAATCGCACAAACGCATCTGGCGGAAGAAGCAACGAAGACAGTTGACGTTCCAACGCCTCTGTTAGAGGGCGTAGTGTGTATTGCACGAAAGCTAGGTTTTGCTGTTCCACGCTTGAATATGACATTGCACCAGGTGTGGTGACGCCAATCAAAACTGGTGGAACGCGGAAGATTCGCGCAACCTCTTCAGTGCTAAAGCCGCGCGATGCAAGAAGCTGTGTGTCTTCTGGCTTGAACGAAAGCGGTTTCCATGTGCTACCGCCAGTCAACACACCAGGTGTGTGCATGTTGGCGCCAGTGTGGTGTCGCAGCCATCCAGCTTTAAGTGCCTCTGCCTGATCTTTTGTCAGCTCGTTAGGAACTTCAATGATGCCTGTTGGCATGCTTGCGGAGGCGAATAGCGACGATGCGCTCTCTTCTAGCGTCGCGCCAAGACCGAACGTGCGGCGCAGCTGCTCAATCGGATTGATACCGCGAAGGTCTCCAGGCAGCGTGACCAGCGGAATGTGAATGATTGTATCTTGACCGTAAACAACAAAGTCGTTTCGGTCAGTCTGCTGCACGCGATACTTGACTTCCCTTCCTTCGCGGAAGATCGTCACACGGCGCGGATCAATGACCCTGACTTCCAAAACTTCGCCGCTTTCTGAGCGTGGGCAGTATAGGAAAGTATTTCCGTCTGTATACAGGCTTACGATGGCTTCTGAAATGAGTTGATTGAACGTGTAACCAGGCTCATCTGGAATCGGAATCAACATCCATGACGGCTTGTCTCCGCCTGGGCGATAGGGGCGACGCACGCCGCCCGTGCGAATGTAGGCGTCAGCAGGGAAGCTTGACACCACGTCCGCCAGCAACCGCACCGATGCCCATGCAGCAGTGAGCGCGAGTGCGCCCTTGCTATCTAGCGTGACATTTGAAAACGGCACGCGATCAAACTTCATGCCCTGAATGTTTGTGATCGCACGCTGATCCTGTTCGCCAAGAATTCTACGGAGAAGGCTCACTAGTTACCTCGCTTATAGCCGATAGCGGCAAGGCTGATACCAGCTGCAACCAGGAGGCTGAGTGGCTGGATAAGAAGGAGACCGACGATAACAAGCGTCGCCCCAATTAGTTCAAGTGCGGTTGATTTGCTCACAGGCTTATAAACTCCGCTGTAGGCGTCTTTACCACATGTTGCGAATGGTATTTGGCGCGGTCCCAAGCCATGATAGCGCACACCGCTGCATCTATGCGACGGGACGAGCCTTTGTGTTCCTTAACGACTCGTGGACCAAATCGGTCAATTTTTACCGTGCAATTGTCTAGATGCCGTGCAAGAATCGGATCGCCGTTGTGCGAGAGCTTTTCTTGCATTATTGCATCCATGAATCCCGCACAGGCGGGTACCATCCTTGCGGGGCTTTGACTGTATATGGTTACGGGCAGTCCATCGTTTTCCCACTTCTGCAAGACAGAAGCCCAGCGATACGGGTCAGCTGCAATTTCTCGCACCTGGTATGTCTTGCAAAGCTCGTACATTTTTGCTTCCACATCATCCATTGGCACTTGCCAATGCGGATCTTCTAGTGGTCGCTCCCAGATCGCGAGCGTCTGCACAAACCCGTCTAGCGTGCAGGCAAGGATGGCGGAACAGTCATTTCGGAAAGATCCATCAAAACTTAAAACAACCTCCTCGCCTTTTTCAAGCTTTCGCTCAACTGCGAGTCGGTCCCATGCCCCCTGCGGAAGCCATGCTGTATTTGTCGTAGTCCATTGATTAAGCCGCTTCGTACGCAGCTCCATTTCGCTAATGGACTTGACGGCGCTCTCAAAATCTTCTGGGTTTAGGTAATCCCCATACGCTGGATTTGCAGCAGCCCAGACAGCAGGGTCACGATAGTCTGCACCATCTGGCGCGCCCCACCATCGGAAGAAGAATGTCGGATCGTCAATCTCACCAGACTGCACGCGCATGCCATATTGCCAAAGTTTGTAGCAGATGGTGTCTTGCCCGTGGCTGTCGGTGCGACTACCAGCAGTTGTGATCGCGACGATCAGCGGCTGCTTTCGTGTGCCAGATCCCAGGTTGATGGTGTTCCATAGCCTATCGTCTGGCTGCACATGCAGCTCATCCACCACGGCGAGCGACGGGTTAAGCCCTTCGGCGCGTGAGGCGTCTGCTGATAATACGCGGAAGACTGATCCGTTTGCTGGGTACTCAATGACATCGCGCATTACGCGCAAGCGTTGGCTCAAGATTGGATCTAGCTGCACCATGCGCGCAGCTTCCGAAAAGATAATTCGCCCTTGCTGGCGGTCTCCAGCGAGCGCATACACCTCGCTACCTGGTTCATCAAGAATTAAGCCATGCAATGCAATTCCTGCACCTAGCAGTGACTTCCCATTCTTCCTAGGTAGACCTATGAGTGCGCGTCGGTGTTTGCGAAGACCGTTTTCGTCGGTCGCGTAGAGTTCACGCAAAAGCGTTTTTTGCCACGGGCGGAGTTGTATAAGTTGCCCTGCAAGATCGCCCTTAGTTAAGCGGCAGAAGTTTTCAATGAAGTCAATGACGGAATCGCCCTGACTAGCGTGTTCGCTTTGCTGCGCTGATGAGCGCGTCAAGTTTTGCTGCCGCCGTGTTCGCTTCGCCATCCAATTCACCTCTCAAGCCGCTGCGTGCCGCAGGCGTCAGTCCAAGCTTAGACGCAAGTTGGAGCATAAGCACGGCGTTATCCCGAACGATCTGGTGAAGCGGTGACTTTACGACCTCGCCATTCTGACCCCGCGTCAGCGGTCCAGTCTCCAGGTACATTTGTTCGGCTTGTCTGTACCGAATCGCCGCTTCGCAATAAAGCCGCAGCGTGTGTAGGTCAGCCGCCGTGAGCATGCCCGTGTGCGCCACCGCCTCAATGACTTCTTCCCAGATTGCACGGGCTTGCGGAGAAATATCTTGCGGAGGGCTGAAGTCTGCGCGCCTGGGAAGCGGCTCTTCGTAATTCACACGGCTGGGTCGCGTCTCACCTTTGAGCAGCTTCAACCGTGAGGGAGTCGGAGCTGGTCCGCGCTGTCCCATCATGCACCATCCGTTTCTTGTAACAATCCAAACTCAAAAACCTGTCTGAGCGTACGCCGACTTTTCGGCGCGGGTCTGGAGCACCCCATGCTCTTAGGAAAAGACCCCCTACCCCCTGTGACGCCCCCTATGCCTTGGCTTTCTTGCGTGTGGCGCCGTAGCGAAGGTGACAGTCGGTGCAGATCACTCTCAGGTTCCC